GCCAGATATAAAGAAACCTATCGTACCGCCGATAGCGGCCCCTATGAGACCCTTAACGCTCATTCCATGATCCTCATGGCATATTTCATTTGCCTGCGCATGGTACGGTCAGAAAAACTTATCTTACAAACGCACATATCGGTTAAGGCCTGGTAAAGATAGTTGTCAAGATAAATGGCTGCGTGCGCTGCTGCTTGCCCAAAGTGAAACAAAATAATGTCGCCATTAATTAAATTTGCAAGAGAAACATCGGTAACGTTGAGTTCTCGGCGGATACTTTCTGAGAGTAGTTCTCTTGTGTTGTGAAGATGCCAATCCCTTGGATACGAAGGAATCATATTTGGTCGCCAGTGTAAGATGCCCATTTCTTCCAGGACGCGGGCAACAAAATGAATGCAGTCCGTTCCGAGCCCTTTAACGCCACAGCGATGCCGAAAAGGAGTACCTCGCCATGATTCCACGATACCTCTCAGTTTTTCCTGGTGCGCTATGTCGAGAAAATATGGCTTCATTTCACAGCCCAATAATAACTTCTCCAGAATAATTATCACCACTGAACCCTGTCCATGGTGATGCATATTTTAAATAATCTATATCGAGGTCAATGAATTCGTCATGATCTCCCATATAGAACATAACGTTACTCTGAGGATCGCACCTGGTTAGCCATTCTATTAATTCATATACAGTCATTCACGGCAACCTCTTGTTTGGATTTTCTATCGGTATGAACGGGAATGCCAGGCTATTTAAAATATTACTGAATTTATCTCGACACGTTTCCAGGCGGCCATCGCAGCCTGGCAGAACGTCTATCGTATTTCCCGATTCCAGGTTCTGCATCTTGTACATTATGGTAATATCGTTGCCTGTATGGCCGGTGATCATTCTTGCCTCTCCATTATAGCGGACTTCGCCGAGTGTATAGTAACCGTTGGCTTCCAATCCAAAATCGACACTGGTAAGCACCATTTTTGTAGAATCAAGTGTAACGACGGTCTGGAGTAGGTAGTTAGCCTCCAGAAGTGTGCAGCCAGCATCGAAAACTTTGTGATTGCAAGTTAATTGGTAACGCCATACCGGAATCGACATTTTTAGGAAGTGTTCAAAGCTGACACCCTGGATCTCCACAGTTGCGCCCTTGAAGGCGCCTACTTTGATCTGACCGATGAAAATAACTGATTTTTCCAGAGGGTCCTGGTCACGAAACAGTCTTGAGATTTCAATCCAGACGATGTCTATCGGGTTCTGGGCGATGTACTGTGTAGCCGGAACAGTAACCTTGGAAAACTGGATTGATACTGTTGCGACATCCAGATCGCTGTTGTAGGTAATTTCGCCGCGGTGAATCGTTGCCGGCTCGTAAGTGTTTCCTCCAAATACTACCGCTACGTCGCCGTTGGTATAGTACCAATAGCTGGATCCTGAGTCGGTCCAGATTTTGTAAAGTTCGACCGGTTGTCGAACATCGGCTTCTTCTTTAGCGATATATTCAGCGGTTTGACTTTTCATAGCCCCCAACTCACGTATAACTGCGGATGCAATACTCCCTGGGTCTCAATGGAGTAAATATTTTTTGCATTGTTCGTTCCGGTCGAACCATTTATTTTACATAAAAGCTGGATAGCATTGCCGGATGTATACCCCGCCCTGTCAACTATTGCCTGAAGCGCAGTCACAAGGCTTGGGGATTGGTAATCTTGACCGGCAATCCAGTCAACGGGCGGCTGCCACACGGTTGCTGTGCCTAAAGCCAAACCTAAAAATTCTGCGCTGTTTGTAGGCGCCACTGCGTTATCAATATCATTGAACTTCAGATCCATTTGCAGTGGATCGTTGGCGAATGTTCCGGAACATCTGACCGTAAAGTATGCTTCAAGGATTGTGGCTCCTTGAGGAATGGTGCTGATGAGCCTGACACCAAACTCAGAAGTAACACCTACAAGCTCTCCAGCACTTAGATCGCCACTGATACTAAAAACATTGTTGCTGTTATGCCGGAAGTCGTCATAAGTAGTGGCAGGCTCAAAGGTAGCGCTCCAACTGGACGGCATCGTCGTTGTGGTACTGGAACTCGTTATCGTCGTTGTCGTGCTACTGGTTGTTGTAAGCAGATTCGTAGTTGTTGTGCTGGCCGTGGAAGACGTGGTCATGGTAGTCGATGTCGTTGATAATGCAGCCAATAGGGTCGCTGTTGTCTTGCAGCTGAATGTGGTTTGCGCGATTTCGTCGGTTATAAATCGCAACCTTAGTTCATCCTGGGCAAATCGTCCCAGATAGAGAAAAGAGACCAAAAGATGCGGAAGTTCAGTCGTAGTGCAGGTTTTGCCAATCGCTGAATCCAGGGTAATGGTAGACGAGGAATATCCGACTATGGCGCGGCAGACCTCGGTGTTGTCGGGAAATTTAATAAACAGGTATCGTCCGGTAGAATACTGGTCCCAGTGACTACCGTATTCAATGCTGTCGATGTTCAAAACAGTGGCTCCGGCGCTAAATTCAGCGTTGACAACAACATCGCGTCGCCATGAAGGAAAATAAAAATTTTGAGCCTGGCCACGCATTCCGTCAAAAAAGTCCATTACAGACTGGATAGCGGATTTGGATAAAAGATCGAAGTCTCCATAAAGATAAATGTCGGTATCTTGGTATGTCGAATGACTATAGCCCAGACCAAGGAACTGCAGCATGGAATAAGGATGATTAAAAGATTGGCGCAGTCCATCTTTCCAGTTGGGCTCGGCATTGAACACGTACTTGCTATTGAAACTATCATAATCTGAAGCATCGCCAATGCTTCTGGTAATGCCGGCATCGAATTCTTCCACAGCCGACAACGACAGTTCGGAAACGGCGGAAGTTTGCAACCCAAGTTCCTGGGTCGGCTCGATCCGACATTGCAGGAGGGGATAAACCATAGTGTCTGCCGGCCAGGTAGAGCCTAGTTGATCGACCAGGGTTATCGAGGCAGCGCCGATCGTGGCAATCTCGCCTTCTTCATAAGATGTTTCGCTGCCAATGATTATGCAAGGCGCGCCGACTTCAAAATTGCGATTGGTCGTGGACCCAACATTCAATACATTTTGGCCAGCTGCGGCCTGGGCCGAAAGAGCTGTGCCATCCTGCCAGAAGGGGATACCCCATATATTGTGCAAATTCCTGTATAATTTCCGCTTAACGCGATTGCTCTCTGCTTCACTATAGAATTGAATGGTTAATTGTAAGCTGCGACGCGGCCAGGTAAAGAGTGTGGAGCGTTGCTCAGTTCCCTTTGCGGTAGTTAAAATGCCGGTACGCCAGGCACGGTTATATTCTATCGTGGCATCCCAGTTTGGTTCACGCAGGAGATAGTTGTTGATGGCCAGCATCGCTACCCCCTGAAAATCATGCGTCGAATTTTGGGTGCGTTAGAAGTCATAAAATTCCACATGGCGTTCTGCCCATCAACTGAAGCCATGACACGGCCAATTTCCGATGGATCGAGAACGTTGATGATGTTGGCTATTATGCCCTGGCCGCCAGATGGCGCTACAACCTTGCCACCTTCTGCGAAGTGGGCTTGGTATCCCTGACGCGATGGTATGGAAGGAATGTGCATGGCCCCTATTTCGAGTGTGCCTTTATTGATGGCGTCCATGAAGTTGTCGCCATATTTGCGAGCCGAAGAAGCGTTGATAATCCACTCGTCCCGTGAAGCGCGGATATCCACGTCATCCGCAGTATCAGTTGTGCCAAGGGCTATCTTGCCGCCTTTTTTGTATCCACGAATCGTAGAAGCAGCTATTAATCCTATTTGGGCACCGACAAACGCTGATGCAATTGTTGCAAAAGCTATTCCTCCAGCAGGGCCAAATACCGAACCAGCATTGAATGAATTAATTACGGCCTGCGTGCCTTTAATTACAGCCTCGGCTAGGGCCGTCGCTTTCATCAGGTAAAACATTTCCTTTGATTTTTTGCCGGAGGCTTCGTAAAGCATTTGGGCCGTGTCGCCGAGCATTTTATTCATATCAACAGCGGTCTGCACCCGTATTTGAAAAACGCGGTCTTCTTCCTGCATAGTAATAATGTTGCGTTTTCGATCAGTCTCGGTCATGGCGTCGCGGATAGATGCGATTTTTCTTGCACCTTCTTCGGTAAGCATTGCTTTGTTTTCTTCGTGTTTGGCTAACTGACCTTCCAGATAAGAATAATATTCTTCAGGTGTTTCCGTGGTCATGGCCTTGATGTCCACATCGCTGGCCGGCAATTCGGTAGTTAATCTAGAAGCGCCTTTCATTCCTTCTTTCAGGGCTTTTTTCATATTTTCCTGGTAAACCATAGTCATTGGATCAACCGTACCGGCCAACCTTGTCCCGCCGCCGCGTAAAAAGGTCTGGACACGCTCCAGCATAGTGCCGCCACCCTGCATGGCGTTAACGGATTCCAGGCCGGCTTTGCCAAAACGATAAGTGGGCGATAGGCCAGCTTCAGCCTTCAGGGCATCGCGGATTGAAGTAATACGAGCAATGCTTAGTTCGGCGTAGGCCTGGTTCAATTTCTGCAGACTGTCTGTCTCGCCGCGTTCCATCTTGGCCTTGAAATCTTTAAGTTGGTTGAGCAGTTCTCCAATATTGCGTTGCGCGTTAAGCAGTTTCGTCATGTCGCCGCGCAGACCTTCCGGATCGTCGGCAATGGCTTTTTCCATTGCAGCGAATAGATCCGCAAAGGCGGTTATGGCTTCATCGATACTGGGAGCGGTATTTAATGATTCAGTAATGTTGCCGATGATTTCCTGTGTGTTGAAATCGTTATAACCTGCACTGAAGATTTGGCCAGCGCCAGTACCTGCAGACCTGAAACGTTCCAGGCCAGCAGCACGCTGTCTTTTGAAGAAGTCAGGAATGGAGATGCCGCCACGTTCCATAATGGCGTTGAGTGAAGATATGGTGGCGTCCATCTCTTCTTTGTAGATTGCCGAAACCATATCAGCTCTGGATTTGGCTTCCGCGGCCAGGCGTTCACGTTGTTTCTGGTCGTATTGAGCATTGATTGCTGCAAGAGCAGCGTTACGGCCAGGGTCGTCCAGGACTTTCCAATCTTTGGATGACTTAACGCGCTGCAACGCGGATTCCCGTTCGGCATTGATGCGAGCGACGCCTTCCGGAATCGCCTTAGCAAAATTTTCAATGATGTTGGTTTGGGCAGTGCCAATCTTGATGATAAGCTCTTCGTTAAAGTGGGCAGCGGCAGCATTGATCGCCTGCATTCTTGCTTCCTGCCATTCCTTGGGCCATTTTGCACGATTCATTTCAAAGACGGTATTCAAGGCTTCAAGTTGTGATTTGCGCCACCCTTCGATAACGTCAGTGGAATTTTTTTCAATAATTTGGTCCCACATTGCAGCGGTCTTGGATACAAATTGCGAACCTCGTTCCTGTTCTTTGAGTAGGATCTGTTCGGCAATAGTTGAACCGGAAACCTTTGCCATCATTAAATTTGGATCGTTAAAAAAATATTCGCCTTTGCCTTTCGGCTGAAGAAACTGATATTTGTCTGCAGCGGCCTTGGCACTGGCGCCAACGAGTCCGGGATCCATGCCAAAGAAGTCACGCATAAAAGTCAGATTGCGTATTTCCTGTTTAAATGATTCCGCCATATTCTTGCCGACATCGGGACCAGCGTTAAGCAGTGTTTTTGCGAGATCCTGGCCAAGGCGCAAATTCTCGCCGGCCCTTTGTGCGCGTTCCCGCTCTGTGCCTTCCAGGTTGCGCGGAGCAATCTTATAAGCTTCTCGGGGATCCACAGCGCCGATTGGGAATTTCGCGTCGGACCATTTCATGACAGACAGAAGATTGTTGAGTTCTGTGAATTTCTGGATATATTCCTGCGGGCTCTGTATGCCCTGACCAGGCGTAGCCGCGGCCGGCTTCGTTGTACCGAAAAGCCAGTTCGAGAATTGCGAGAAAAGCGTGTTGGGACCGCCGCCACCAGGACCACCTGCACCACCGCCGCCTGGCTGTTGATCCCTGATCCAGGATAGCGTGGAATGATCTACATTGTACGGCCGAATCGGCGTGATCATCCTGTAGCCCGGTTCCCGTGGATCCTCGGCCCGACGCCACATTTCATTAGGAACTCCAAGGTAAGATTCCATGAAGTAGCGTCGTTTGGCGTTTTCGGTCATCTTTGTGCGTTCGTTGTAGCCCATCATGTACTTGATTAGTGGGTCGGAATATTCGTATTTGGCGCCGCGTTCTGGTCCAAATTCCCTGCCAGTGCGGATATCTCTGCCGGTAACAAAAGACGTAAACATTGAAGCTACCGGTGTTATCTGGTTGATCAGTTTTCGCCAATCACCTTTTAGCACAGATGAAATAACTTCCATGAAATCGTCGCGACTGAGACGGAAGCCACTGACATTGCCAATCATAGATTTGTCGAGATAGGGTGGCCGAAGACTGGGATCTCTCTTTATTGCTTCTGGAGTTGTGGCCTCTTGAACATGGCCCATGGTCGTAAAAAATGGCTGGCCTTTGGACATTAAGTATGGTTGCCGGCCAAATTGGGTCGCTTGGTACTGGTACCAGGGAAATACTTCCATCATAGCGCGTTCAAACGGGGTACGAAAAGCTTTGGCATAGTTGCCATGCGTCAATTCAGCAATGTCGGCCGCTTTTTCCACGCCTTTGGAAAGGTTGCCAAGGTAAGTAAGTACCATAGGAAATGTTTGCGAAAGACTGGCCATTTGTTTGGAACCTGCCAAGGTAGCTTCAGATGGACCGGTCGAGGAAACCATGCCAGTACGACCCAGAACTTTCCATAGTTCAGGATCAGAGGCGCCTTTGCTTTTCAAAACATTAAAAGCCCTTGGTATGTCTTTAATGTTACCACCAGCGATCATGCTATTTAACATTTCGTCCATGAAATTGCCGGCATGCCATCGCGGATCGTAGGCTACCATCTGCTTCCAGAAATTAGTGGTTTTGGATATGCCGCCGAGAAGACCAGTGGGCTTGGTAATCTCGCCGAAAATATTTTGTAATATCTTCGTTTTGATCGGATCAAAGAAAATATTATCTTGGCCAAGGTCAGCAAGCGAGTTACCGTATTTTAAGTTTGTTAAACTTTGAGCTTTGGACAGGGTCGGTTTATTGCCACGAAGTTCCCTTGTAAGCGCGATAAGTGTATTTTCTGCACTTTTAATTAGATCCCCAATGTTTGCTTTGGTTTTTATCGTACCAGAAGCAATTAGGTCTTGTATTTTTTTTAGATTTGTTAATTTTGTTTGCGTATCCTGGAGATCCCTGTTGACTGTTGCCTGCTCAACTGTATCAAAGATTTTCGTGTCATTATTGGTTATATTGGCACTAGGAATCTTTATGCCAAATTTAGCGAGGATGCTTTTATCGCCGCCATAATAAGCTTCACGCACTGCATGCCGAAATTCTTCAGCGTTTTTCTGGCCACTTTTACCGAGATCGTAGTACAGATCAAAACTGCGGCCAACAGCATCGATCCCCTTCTCGATTGTTGCAGACTTACTGGCAATATTTTTGGTGACAGTGGTAAGTTTTTTGGCGACAGAGAACATTTTGCCTGTAGTGCCGAACCCAGCCGATGGATCCATGATGATGTCCATGGCCAAGCCGCCACTTTCCTTGGCCCAGGTGCCAGATTGACCAAAAACATCTCTCATAATATCAGAGC